GCACAGCAGGCGAAAGCTACTAAACGCAAAATGAAAAAGAAAAAAGGAAAAAAATTTCCTGACTTAACTGGAGATGGAAAAGTAACCTTTGCTGATATCTTAAAAGGTAGAGGCGTAAAAAGAAAAGGAAAGAAATAATGCATTGTATAAATCAACCCCCAAAGAAGATGTCCGGTAAAAAATCTAAAAAGAAAAAGATGGGCAAAAAGAAAAAATAATATATAAGGAGTAAACTATGAAAAATATTATATTTGTATTGGTATCAGTTTTTATAGCATCGTGTGCTACGGTAGGTGCTGTTATAGATGGTGGTAAAGATTTAACAACAAGTGTTATAGATTCAACTGTTAAAACAGCAGGCGCTATAACTACTTCAGCTTTAGAAGATGTTAGCGGAGTTATTGATACTGTAGCAGAGTCAACAGGTGATGTTGTTGATAATGTTGTAGAAGAAGTTGATGACCAAACTAACGAGCTTCAAGGCGAGGAAGAGGAAGAGGAAGAGGATATCAAATGAAAAGCACCCACGGTATCAATGCCCCCCACCCTAGCAATATGAAAAAATTTGCAAAGAAAATGAATAAATATAAATCTATTCCAACAGGAGGGAAAAATGCCAGCAAAAAGAAAAAGTAAGAAAAAGACTAGTAAGAGAAAAGGAGCAACCCCAACTAACCCAGCTCTATATGCGAGGGTAAAAGCTGAAGCTAAACGGAAGTTTAAGGTCTATCCTTCGGCATACGCCAATGGTTGGTTAGTTAGAACTTATAAAAAACGCGGCGGCGGATATAGATAATGGCTAAGCCTACTGGCGGTCTTACTGCTTGGTTCGGAAAGGGACCAAAAGGTGACTGGGTCGACATAGGCGCACCAAAGAAGAAAGGCAAGTTTCAACCTTGTGGTAGAAAGTCCGCAAAGGGTAAAAGTAAACGTAAATACCCAAAATGCGTGCCAAGATCTAAAGCTAGGTCTATGACCGCGGCTCAAAGACGAAGTGCAGTTAAAAGAAAACGTGCGGCAGGTAATCCAGGCGGAAAACCACGCAACGTAAAAACCATAGTCAGGAAGAGAAAACCTGCAGTAAAAAGGAGAACCCGTGCCAAGAAAAAGAGATAATATGCCTAAAAGAAACAAAAAGAATTTTAGGCCAACAAAAAAAGGCGCTGGAATGACTAGAGCAGGTATAAGAGCCTACAGAAGGAAGAATCCAGGATCAAAACTTAAAGGAGCAGTAACAGGGAAAGTCAAAAAAGGCTCAAAAGCAGCTAAAAGACGTAAATCTTTTTGCGCAAGAAGCGCAGGACAGATGAAAAAGTTCCCAAAAGCAGCAAAAAATCCAAATTCTAGGCTAAGACAGGCTAGAAGAAGGTGGAAATGTTAAAAAAGGAGTAAAAATATGGGATATGGTAAAGGATATTCTAAAAAACCGATGAAAAAAATGAAAAAATCGGCTAAAAAGAAGAAAAAAACTAAAAAAACTTATAAATATTAAGTGTGACAAACATTCCAAAGATAGAATGCTATAAGTGTAAGAAACTTTTAGCAGATAACCTCGTATTACCTAAAGGGTTATGCGTGTATTGTGCTGCAGATGAGGCAGAACAACTACCCGAACCTAAAAAACAACAAAAAAAGCAAGATAAAGGTCAAATACGGGCAGAACAAGAACTGGCAATGCGTATTTTAGCACGAAAACGTATGTTACCTTTTGTTGAGAAGTTTAACCCTGATTATCAAGCTGGTTGGGTGCACAAAGACATATGTCAAAGGTTAGAAAAGTTCAGTCAAGACGTTGCAGAGAAAAAATCACCTAGATTAATGCTATTTATGCCTCCTAGACACGGCAAAAGTACTTTAGCCAGTGTTGCTTTCCCTGCTTGGCATTTAGGCCGTAATCCAGGCCATGAGTTTATAAGTTGTTCGTATTCGGGCTCTTTGGCGATGAGTTTCTCTAGAAAAGTACGACAAGTGCTAAGAGAACCTACATATAAGACTATTTTTGAAAAATCGCGCCTCGACAAAGATTCACAGTCAGTAGAGTCTTGGCAAACTACCCAAGGCGGTGGTTATGTAGCAGCTGGTGTTGGTGGTGGTATTACCGGTAAAGGTGCGCACGTGTTACTGATCGACGATCCTATTAAAAACCGAGAAGACGCAGAGTCTGAAAATAACAGAGAGGCCACGTGGGACTGGTATACCTCTACTGCTTATACTAGGCTTTCCCCGGGTGGAGGTATACTAGTCATTCTAACCAGGTGGCATGATGATGATTTAGCTGGCCGGTTGTTAATGGCTGGTGAAAATGGTGCAGATGATTGGGAAGTAGTTAAATATCCTGCTATTGCAGAAGAAGATGAAGAGTTTAGAAAACAAGGTGAACCATTACACCCTGAGCGTTATAACCACGAATCTTTAGAAATGATACAAAAAGCTATCGGGCCTAGAGATTGGACTGCTTTGTATCAACAAAACCCTGTGTCAGATGATGGTGATTACTTTACCCGTGACATGATTCAGTATTTTGATGAGCCAGATATAGAGTATGATAAGTTACGGTACTATACCGCTTGGGACTTAGCAATCGGACAGAGAGATAGAAACGACTACTCTGTTGGTATAACAGTTGGTATTGATGAATACGATAATATGTTCGTGGTAGATCTTGTTCGGGGCAAATACGACGGGTACGAATTAGTAGAAAAAATATTAGACTTTTATGAACAGTGGAGGCCTGGTATAGTGGGCATAGAAAAAAGTCACATAGAAATGGCTATTGGGCCTTTTCTACAAAAAAGGGTATCAGAACGTAAATTACATTCAGCATATTTTAAAGATTTAAAAGTAGGGCGACGTGATAAAGAAGCAAGAGCAAGAGCTATACAAGGCAGAATGCAACAGGGCAGAGTATTTATACCTGAAAATGCCGCATGGACAAGCACCCTGGTTGCTGAACTTTTGCGTTTTCCTAATGGCGTGCATGATGACCAAGTTGACGCTTTGGCCTGGGTTGGTTTAATGATGACAGAATACGCAACTTTTTATGAAGCGCCAGAGCATATACCTTCTTGGCGTGATAGGTTAAGATATATAGCAAAGGGGCCGAAAAAGAAAACGGCTATGAGTGCATAAATGGCGTATAGTAAAAGAAAAAAATTAAAAAAGACTTTAAATAAAGCCGAAGAACTCGCCTTAGCAAAAAGCCAATGGGAATGTTACACAAGAGCTCGAGACAATGGCCATGAAGAATATATTCAAATGGCTAAAAAATGTGACATGTACTACAGAGGAGATCAGTGGGACGAGTTTGATATGCAAGAACTCGATGACCAAGGCAGGCCCGCACTAACAATAAACACTATTCTACCTACGATTAATGCAGTGCTCGGAGAACAAAGCACAAAAAAAGCAGATATTCAGTTTAAACCTAGAGGCGGCGGTAACCAAGAAATAGCTGATGTACTTACTAAGGTTTACCAACAAATAGCAGACAATAATAAATTAGATTGGGTAGAAGGACAGGTTTTTTCTGATGGTCTTATTCAAGACAGGGGATACTTTGATGTAAGAATAGATTTTGACGACCATCTTATGGGCGAAGTAAAAATAGAAGCTAAAGACCCTATAGACATACTTATTGACCCGGATGCAAAACATTACGACCCAAAAACTTGGAATGAAATATTCGAAAGCAAATGGATGAGTCTAGATGAAATAGAAGAAACGTATGGCCAACAAAAAGCAGATAAGTTAAGAATGTTGGCAGAAACAGGAAATACTATGGGCGCTGATTCCATGGAGTTTGAAGAAGAAAGATATGGAGATACAGACGAATACAATTACGGACAACAGTTTCCTGGTGATCCAGAGAACGCACGTATGTTAAGGGCCATAAGAGTTATAGAAAGACAATATTACAGACTCAAAGAGTGTATGTACTATGTAGATGTAGTAACTGGAGACATGAGAGAAGTTCCTTATGCGTGGGGTAAAAAGAAAAGAGAAGACTTTGCGGATCAGTTTGGACTAGAAATAACAACTAAACTTATGAGAAAAGTTAGATGGACTGTAACAGCTGATACAGTTGTTTTATTTGATGACTGGTCTCCATATCCACAGTTTACAATCGTGCCTTATTTTCCATATTTTCGTAGAGGCAAACCATTTGGAATGGTGCGAAACCTTTTATCACCACAAGAACAGTTAAATAAAATTACGTCACAAGAGTTACACATAGTTAATACAACTGCTAATAGTGGTTGGATCGTAGAAAATGGTTCTCTTGCAGGCATGACTGCAGATGATTTAGAAGAACATGGAGCAGAAACAGGATTAGTATTAGAATTTAACCGTGGGTCAACTCCCCCAGCTAAAATACCTCCTAACCAAATACCTACGGGATTAGACAGATTAGGACAAAAAGCAGCCAACAATATAAAAGAGATAAGTGGTATTTCTGACGCCATGTTAGGTATGGATAGCCCTGAAGTTTCTGGAGTAGCTATAAATGCTAAACAAAATAGGGGCTCTACAATGTTGCAAGTGCCTCTTACTAACTTAGCTAAAACTAGACAATACCTAGCAGAATCTATTTTAAAATTAGTACAAACTTTTTATACAGAAGAAAGAGTTTTACAAATAACAGATGAAGAAGATCCATATAAACCTAGAACACCACTACGTGTAAACGTAATGACACCGGAAGGACAAGTTATAAATGATTTACAGCTAGGAGAATATGACGTAGTAGTATCCTCTGCTCCTGCTAGAGATAACTTTGATGAAATGCAATTTGCAGAGGCTATAGCCCTACGACAAGTTGGAGTGCCAATACCAAATGACATGATAGTAGAGTATTCGCATTTATCACGTAAAGCAGATGTAGCCGATAGAATTAGACAAATGGAAGGAACTGCTCCGCCAACACAAGAACAAATGCAATTACAACAGTTCCAGATGGAATCACAAATTAGAGGAACACAGCTTGAAATAGCTAAATTAGAAGCAGAAGTAGCTAACCTACAAACTGCTGCAGCTTTAAATGCTGCTAAAACAGAACAAGTTTCACAAGAACCACAGTTGAAGGTTGCTGAATTACAAAGTAAACTACAACAAAAACGTGAAGAGCTTACCTTACGTGAGAAGTTGTCAGCACTGACAAACGATATGCGTAAAGAACAAAGCGACACCGCAGCAGCAGCTAAGATGGCTACTGAAGCAATGAAAAACTTAGACAAACCCACAGGAGGTACTGAATAATGGCTAAGAAAGAAGATAAAACAAATCCAGAAGAAATCGTGTTAGACGGAATGCCTGGAGCAGATCCAAAGACCGAAGAAGATAGAAAAGGCTTCGAGGTAGATATGAACTTTGAAACGGAAGAACAGGAGGAAACAGAAGTTGAAGAAGAATCAGAACAAGAGGCTGAAGAAGAATCATCAGAAGAGCCTGAAGAGGAACTTGAAGAGGAAGAAGTTGAACCTGAACCTGCAGTCGCAGAAGATACAGGAGAAGAAACAGTATTGGCAGAAGATGAGGGAGGTCCACAACAATCTGAGGAAACAGTTGAGGAAGGAACTGACGGATCGACACCAAAGGAGCCTATGATACCTAAATCTAGGTTTGACCAAGTATTAGAAAAACAAAAAGCTTTACAAAAAAGATTAGATGAAGCGCTCGCTCCAAAAGTAGAAGATGTAAAAGAAGCTCCAGAATTTGATTTTGTTGCTAAAGAACAAGAATATCAAACTCTTTTATTAGAAGGTGATACTGACAAAGCCACACAAGTACGCTCTGAAATACGAGATGCAGAAAGACAACAAATGATGTTTGAAGTACAAGCAAAAATGGGCCAAACAGTTACACAAAACCAAGAAATGGTTGATTTACAAACAAAAGCTACTCAACTAGAAGCTATATATCCTGAACTTAACCAAGCAGATCCTAATTTTAACCAAGACAAGACAAACGAAGTTTTAGAACTAAGAGATGCTTATATGGTACAGGGCTATACTGGAGCAGACGCTTTACAAAAATCTGTAAATTTAATTATGGGTAAACCTAATACAGCAGATTCAGAAAAAATAGAAACTGCTAAAAAGATAATTAAAAAGAAACAAGTAGTAAACAACACTAAAAAATTAGAAGCAGCTGAAAAACAACCACCTGCTATGAAAGGTAAAAATAAAATAGACACAAAAGTAGATATAAATAACATGTCTGTTGATGAGTTTGATGCTTTACCTGCAGAAACTTTAAAAAGAATGCGTGGAGATTTCGGATAAACTGTGGTATAAATAAAACAAGTTCGCACGCAAGAGCGATATCTTGCCAGGGTCGTTCCTGTAAAAAATCGTTTTTTCGCCTGTTAAGGCGTTAAACTAACCGGATTCGTGATCCGTAAGTAACGAGAGCGTTCCCCCTACGACAGTGGGTATACGGATAGGTAGTCGCTCCAAAAGACGACTGGTTTAAACAACTTTGATAAGGAGAATTATCATGGCAAATACTAATTTTGCTTCGTTGACCAGTGAACAATTAACTATCTGGTCGCGTGATTTTTGGCGTGTCGCTAGAAATATGTCCTTCGTCAACCAATTCGCAGGTAGCGGATCCAATGCTATGGTTCAGGTTATATCTGAACTTACTCAATCAGAAAAAGGAGCTAGAGCTGTATTAACACTTTTAGCCGATATGACTGGTGATGGTATCGTTGGAGACAATACTTTAGAAGGTAACGAAGAGGCACTAAGAGCTTTCGATATCGTCGTAACAATTGACCAACTAAGATTTGCAAACAGATTATCTGGTAGACTTGCAGATCAAAAGTCAGTTGTAAACTTTAGGGAACATTCAAGAGACGCACTTGCATATGCAATGGCTGACAGAATGGACCAATTAGCATTTCTCACTTTAAGTGGAATAGGATATAACCTTAAGAACAATGGTGCATTAAGACCATCAATGAACTCAGGGCAAAATCTAAACGACTTAGAGTTTTCAAGTGCTGTAAGTGCTCCAACCTCTAATAGACATAAGAGAGTGGACGTTGACGGTAGTGGTAACATTACTTTACAAGCCGGAGATGTTACTGCTATGACAGCAGCTGACAAACTTAGCTATAAAACCATTGTTGATTTAAAAGCTTATGCTAAAGATCAATACATCAGAGGCCTAAGAGGTGCGGGTAATGACGAGATGTTCCATCTTTTCGTAACTCCACAAGTTATGGCTGACCTTAAACTTGATTCAGATTTTCTTGCTAACGTAAGACAAGCTGGAATCAGAGGACCACAATCAAGCTTGTTCTCTGGATCATCAAGTCTAATGGTTGACGGTATTATGATTCACGAGTTTAGACACGTGTTTAATACTACTGGTGCTACAAGTGGCACATCATCAAATGCAGGAGCTGCTGGTTTTAAAGGCGGCGCAAATGCAGATGTAGATTATTCAAGATGTATCTTTGCAGGCGCACAAGCATTAGCGATGGCTGATATTGGTATTCCTGAAATAGTTGAAGACACATTTGACTATGGAAACCAAAATGGTATTTCAATTGGTAAAATATTTGGACTCAAGAAGCCTTTGTATCATTCAGACGTAACAGGTCAGAATGAAGACTTTGGTGTTATTGCGTTAGATGTTGCATATTAATTGTGGTATATTTTATGGGTGGTTATTAATGACCACCCATATTTAAGGAGTGAAAAATTATGTGGATTATTTCAAACGAAGATAAATCAGTGGCCTCAACTTGGGGAGCAGTTATACATTTAAAAGCTGGAGAACCTAGACAGGTTGGACACGATTTAGGATTATTATGTTTACAAGCAGGGTGCACAGAAGTACAAGAAGGAGAGGTTTCAACCCCTGCTCCTGTAGAAGAAACAGTTGTAGAAGAAACAGTTGTAGAAGAAACAGTTGTAGAAGAAATAGCTGTAGAAGAAACTTCTGTAGATATTGATTCTATGACCAAAATTCAATTAGAAGAATACGGCCGTACAATTGGTATTGAGCTTGATAGAAGAAAAAAGAAAGCAACTTTAATAGAAGAGATAAAAGCTGCACAATAGGATAAAACATGGGTACACTCACAGGCGCTAATTTAATAACTAGAGTACAAGACACGCTGCAAGACACAACCAGTGTTAGATGGCCAGAAGCAGAATTGCTTAGGTACATAAACGATGCACAAAGAGAAATTGTAAACTTTAGGCCTGAAGCCTCATCAAAAACTGCAAACATACAATTAGTTACGGGTACTTTACAATCGTTACCTACTGAAGGGTTACGGTTAATTAAAGTAACTAGAAATATGTCTGATGCTTCTGGTGGTGCTACAGGAGCCAGAGCAATTAGATTAGTAAGTGTTGATATTCTCAATACACAAGAACCAGATTGGAACAATCCATCTGTATCTGGAGATGCTGCACACGGCACGAATGTTAAACATTATGTATTTGATGAAGATGACCCAAGACGATTTTATGTGTATCCAGGAGTAGCTGGTAATGCGTTCGTAGAAATCGTATATTCTAAATCTCCTACAGACTTAGGCAATACTAGTGCTACCATAGATTTAGATGATACGTATGGCAACGCAATAGTTGACTATGTTTTATTTAGAGCATACTTAAAAGATGCAGAATATGCAGGCAACCAACAAAGAGCAGGGCAACACTATCAGTTATTTACTGCTAGCTTAGGACAGGGAGCAGGAGCATCAAATTTAATTAGTCCAAATGCTGATAACGCTCAACCTGCTCCAGTTATGGCACCTACCGGGCGTTAGCCATGGCTAACTTCTCTTCCTTAGTAAAAGAAATCTTACCTTACGTACCAATGTGCCCAGACACTTTGGTAGAGTCTAATTTACGTTCTACAACTATAGAGCTTTGTGAAAGATCTAAAGCCTATATACATGACATGGACCCTTTTACTACTGTATCAGGAGTTTTCGAATATGATTTTGACATTCCTGTAGGAACTGCAGTGCATCAAATTTTGCATATGACCCATGACGGTCGAGACATGGACCCTATTAGCCCTAGAAGTTTGGAATACAATTACCCAGACTGGAGAGATAGAACAGGACAACCACATGTGTATCTGCAAAAATCCCCTACTACTTTTTGGTTAGTACCAGTCCCAAGCGGAGGTAAAGAAATTATTGCAAGCTTAGCGTTAAAACCAACAAGAACAAGCAATAATATAGATACAACTTTTTCTAATGATTATAGAGACGGGATTATATATGGGACTTTATATAGATTGTTACGAATGCCTAGCAGAGAATGGACAGATGTAAATGCTGCTAGAGAGTATCTATTGCAATTCAATCAAGAAATACAACAAGCAGAACTTCGTGCAAGAGGCGGAGATCTAGGTGTAAAACGAACAGTAAGATACAAAGGAATAGGTAAGCCAAGGAGGCGCTATGGAAGATACGGAAAGGAGATCGACTATTGAGTTACCAGTTTATACTGACATACGGAAATGTTGGAATGTTATAAAAGTTGGTATAACTGATATTTTAAAAGATAATCCTAATCTAACCTTTATTCCAGAAGATGTTTATAGTGAGTGTGTAAACGAAAGAGCTTTTCTGTTTACCTCTCCAACAGGTTTTTTGGTATTTACTATAGAAGTAGATAGATACACAAAAGACAAGACATTGTATATGTGGTTAGCGTATACTTATAATATAGGTGGGCATCAGTGGATAGCTCATGAACAGTGGATAGAAAGTGTGGCAAAAGAACTAGATTGTAAATTTATAGAAGCACAATCAAATGTCCCTGGATTTGAATCGTACGCGGTTAAAAACGGTTGGACTTTAGACACACGAATTTACAGGAGAAAAGTTGAGTAAACCAAAATCATCTCAATACAAGGCAAGTCCGGTAGAAAAAATAAATGCAGCTATAGCTATGCAGGATAAAAAACGATTTAGAGAAAAGTTTTCTCCTGTATTACAAGAGTATGTAAAAGGAGCTTTTAAAGACGAAGGGTCTTTACAAGCAGTAGCTGAAGGCAGAGCACAAGCTGATACTATGCAGGTTCTTACTGATAGGCCAACCTTAAGAGCAGTGCAAAGTGTAGATTCACAAGCTGATTTAGCTGCAGCTGCCTCTGCGCAACAGTTACAAGCAGCCACTCAAGGTTTGACTGCTGCACGATCTGACCAAGTTACAGGTATAAAAATGGCAAATCAAATGGCTACACAAACTGCTTCTGGTTTGTCACAAGCTTCTAAAATTGCTACTACGGAAACACTAGCAAAAGCAAAAGCTAAACAAACACGAACATCTGGATTAATAAAAGCAGGTACTATTTTAGGTAAACAAATGGGGTCTAACTTCCAAGATGTAAAAGCTTTAGAAGGCGCAGGTTTTACAATGGGCACTGGCGGGCTACGTACTACTTTAGGTGCAGTTTTTGGTGGTGTTTTTAAAGGTGGCAAAATAACTGGCGGTAATTTAGGTAATATTTATAATCCAGGAGGTTAAAAATGGCACATTATCCAGGACATAATACTACAAACGTTGCAGCTAACCTGCCAGATGTTCAAGATCCAGATAGAGCTTTTGCTGATATTTTACAACAAGATTACAACGATTATATTGGCAATTTCCAAGCTTTTGAAGACAGATTACTTGGAATGGTAAATGATGATAGTTTGATACGTCGTTCTAGACGAAATGCAGAACGTCAAGCACGTATTGCAGCAGGAGCAAGAAGAAGAGCTTTAGAAAGATATGGAGGGGCACAAACCCCAGCACAACAAAGAGAGGCAGCTAGAGCCGCTCAAAGAGGAGAAGCTCTATCGCTTACAGACGTATCAAATAACGCACGAGTCCAACAATCACAAATAAACCAAGCACTAATGCAAGAAATAATAGGTATTGGACAAGGTGTGAATGCCAGAGCATTAGAGGGTTTAGGTACAGCGGCGCAAGGAGCATCGCAAAGAAGAAGCGCATACAAACAGGCTAAAGCAGGGTATGCATCACAAATGGCTGGAATGGGAGCGTCAATACTGGCGTCGTTTTTAATATGAGTGCATTAACTAGATTATCAGCAGCATCAAGATTAGCAGACAGACAGGCTGATTTAAAAAGAGAAGAAGCTGACGATATTAATACTATATACAGCGACTATGTAACTTACACAAAAATAGGTGATGGTGTATATGGCACCATGGACTATGACAATTTTTATAGACAACACGGTTTAAAATTTGAATACACAAAACTTAATGATAAAGGAGAAGAAATAACTGTTAACAAAGGAGGCATGCAAGCTGAAGATTATGATGCCTTAGAACCTTATAAAAATGGGGTAATGAGCCAAAACGATCCTACTAAACATAAATTCTATTTTATAAAAAATATGGATGACGCATTACAACTTATGGATTCTAGTTCTAGTATAGTTAGTTACAATGATGTAGAAAGTGGAAGAAATGAAAGGGGCATTCCAGTAGGAGTATTAATAGATAGAGATACTGGTCAAATACACGCTTTAAATAAAAACAAAAGAGGGGGCATTGCTCCTTTTAATATATTTAGAAATAACGATCCTACTACTCCAATATTATTTACAGATGCCGAAGGAGCTTACAAAACTTTTAATTTAGCTCTTACTAAAAATTTAGAGGCAGGTAGTAAGTCAGACATACTCCCTGACATAAGAGCAAGACTACAACTTGAAGAACAAAGAAGAGATTCAGTTAATTTTAACGATGTATTTAAGCAGTTTGACGATGATGTAGATAACAACTTACTAACTCCAGGAGAAGCTTTAGAACTTAACAATGAGCTTTGGACTCCTTTACAAGAGGCTATAGACGCTAAACAAGACGAAGAAATATATAACAGGATAACTGAGAATGATACTTTATTTGATAGGGTAGATTCTTCTATTCCAAAAGCATTTGGAAGTGTTGATAAAGAAACTATTATAGCCAGGGGGGATAGAGGTTCGTTACCCACAGGGACTTCTAATACTTCTATGGGCCAATACAGACAGTCTTTAAGTCTTGCTAATGAAATTATAGGCGCTTATGAAAACAACATGCCTTTAGAAACAAACATTTCGGATGTTAAGCTTTTAGAACAAGGTCTCTATCCTGAAGCTTATGGTGGTGATATAAATTATGAGGGTTTTACTACCAATGGCCCCCCTCCAAATATAACCACTTTAACTAGTGAGATAGCAGATTTAGAACAAAGAGATCCAAATGAAGTTATACCAGGCACTAGAAGTAGGAGTATGGTTACAGGAACTAGCTTAACAATTACAGGAAGGCCGACAGATCTTGAAGGCGAAACTACTGTAGGCCAACTTTTAGCAGAAAAACGCGCAGAAAAATCAAGAGCAGAAAAAGATATATATGATTACGCACAATATGTAAAAGATAAGATAATTGAAGATGATGAAGCTTTAAGAAGAGTAGGTTTTACACAGCCTAAAACTAATTTAGAAACACAAATAAAAAATATTCAAGCTCAACTAGATAACCCAAAAGTTCCAGAACAACGTAAAGTAGGACTACGAGCCGATTTAGAAAATTTAGAAAACGATTTAAATACTCTTAATAGACAAAATCCAATTTTATCTGGAGTTAACGTTTCTCCTGCAGCGGCGCAAAATGTTAATTTAAGTCCAGTTATGAATTCTATTGATAAGTTAACAATGGCTGAAAGTTCTAATAATCCTGATGCCTTATGGAAACAATCACAAAACAATGAGTTTGATTTTAAAGCTACAGAAAGCACTATGGACCAAGTATTAGAGTTTGTAAAAATAAATGGTGAATATGCTAACTGGTCTAAAGGCCAAAGCGATGAAGGTAAAGTTCATACCCCAGTAGGTAAGTATCAATTTGTTGGTGCTACACTAAGAGATATTAAAAACAGAGGTGGGTTTGATGAATTAGGTATAACAGGTGATACTTTATTTACACCTGAAACCCAAGATAAATTATTTCTTTGGTATATGAATGATAGCATTAAAGCTGCCGGAGAAAATGCTTCTGCTGCTGAAGTTCGTGATAAAGTCCGTGCAAGATGGGAAGGGGCTACACCACAAACTATTACAGATGATGAACTAGATACAGTAATTAGTGCTGTGCAACAAGGTACAATAACCCCTTCTATTCTTTCTTCTGGCGGTCCAACATTTCCAGAAAACACTACAAGAGTAGAAGAAATACCAACTTTAAAACTACCGACAAATGAAGATGGGTCCTTTGCTTCAACTGCAGAAATAATAAAATATCTATCTGACAACGAAGACCAAATTAGAAATCTTCTTACGCCAGCTACTTACGATAAAATAGCAGCAGGTTTAATAAAATATAACGTAACAGCTGATAAGCCAGACCTTTATAATTTACCCCATTTTGATCCGGTTATAGGGTTATCTTTATTTGAAGCTGTATTAGGGGTAACAGCAATGGCATCAGACTCTACTACGTTTGATAATGCCCTTCAACAAAATATGAATACAGCTTTTACAGGACATCCTTTTTTAACAGTAGAAGCTAAACATCAGATACAACGAGGGGATGCAGAGTTTGAGTTAGAGTTTATAGAGTCGACTAAATATGAACGCGAGCTTTTAGAACAAACGTTTGGAAAATATGCTTCAGAGAAAGCGGCAGAATTTCAAGAATTCATTAATGGGGATTCAGCGATAAATTTATATGCTAACTTTGACGGCACATCAAGAATGCAAATGCAAAGCGTATATAACTCTAATCAAGGAGAAGCTTCAAGAAATTACAGAGCTTTACTTACTAAAATTTCACAAACAGGGAGTAGGCAAGGGGGTCCAACCGAAGTAATATTAAAAAATGGTAAATATCAATTTAGTCCTCCTTTAAGTACTACCGCTAAAAGAGCGCTAATATATGCAACAGGCGACATATTAATGTCTTTAACGTTAGTGCATGGAAAGGATGAAAAAGGTGGATTTATGGGCACTAGAATATTCAGTGGTAGAGATCGTTTACCTCCAGGAACCGTAAGTAGTCTCATGCACACCGCTAGGGCTAACGTTAAATTAGATAAGAATGGAGACCCTTATATAGATAAACTTACTTTTGAAGATCCAAACGAGGTTCAATATATTAATACATTACCTGCAGAAGAATTTAGAAGAGCTTTTCCAGACCCACAAGATAGGAGAACAATACTAGCTCTAATACCAGAAGTTGTTGGGACAGCAGGTTTATACGTTGATTAAATATGGCTATATCAGAAGAAGAATTAAAACGTCGACTTGGCGTAGGTGGAGAAGAACTAGAACCTTCTGATACTTTCAGAGACCCCATTTCAACCATAGGGGGCGAAAGAGTACGAACAAACGAACCAGAACCAAGACGAATTAATGGTGTCATAGACGCCCTTACTGCCGGCATAAATTCTGGTATGGCAAATGTAAGAGCTCAAAACAAAAACTTCCGAGCAGCAATTCAAACTTTAAGAGGCGATGATGTTGCAGCTGCTAACTTTTTAGGAGAAGCAGATGTTTTTGAGTCTGAGTCTGGTTTATATCTACAGGATATGGAGTCTTTTGAGACTTTCCTAGATGAACCTACCGCTGACCGTTTTTTTATGCAGTTTGCTTCTGCAACAGGGCAATTCATACCTTCTTTAGCAGCTAGTTTGACAGAAGCTATTACGGTAGGTGGTGCAATTACTGGCGCTAGTATTTTAAGTGGAGGCACCGCAACTGCACCGGCTTTAGCATTATATGGGTCAATTCGTGCTGGAGGAGGCCAAGCATTAAAACAACTGCCACAAAGATTAGCAGAAAAAGGGTTTAGAAAAGAACAAGCAGAAAATTTAATTGAGAAAGCGTACAAAAACGCAGTAGCAAAATCCAGAGGTAAAAAACCCCCATTTAAAATAAAACAAAAAACAAATAAAAAGTATGGCATGTCTGAACAAGAGATATTAGACAACGTTCTTTATCCAGCTATGCGATCTCAAATAAAAGGTAGAAGATTTAAACAAGGGGCGATTTTAGGAGCTTTTGGGCAAGAACAAAGAATAGGTACTGGTATAGCTATGAGCGATTATGCTGATCAGGGACCAGTTGGGGTTAGTAACGCTAGGGCAATAGATTCTATTTTACAGGGTTCAGTTTTTGGGGCTATTGGGGTAGGAGCAGAAGCTACCGTAGCTGCAACTCTTTTAAATCAACTTAGAAAAGGTGGGAGAAGAACACTTGCTAATAAAGACCCTTTTAAATTTAAACGTGCTGCTGGTTCTAGTTTTTTTAAAGATTTAGGCACTATAAGTTTTACTACTGGTCTTTCTGAAGGTCTTGCAGAAAGTTTACAAGAAGAACTATCCGTGCAACAAAAATTTAGTATTGATGACAAATACACGAAGGCAAACGCAAGAGTAGATAGATTAAACGCTTTATTTGCTGGGTTCTTTGGAGGTATAGGAGTTGGTGCAGGTGCAGGTAGTGTTACAGGTGTAACTAACAAAGTTAGAGAGCTATCAAACAGAGCTATAGATTTTAATAAATTAGAAGCTGAATATGATGAAAGGTTGGGATTTGCACAAAGAGGTAGAGTTTATAAAGAACGTGCAAAAGCAATAGAAGCGCAATTTGATACTATGTTTAACAATAAATCAAACAAAGACAGCGTATTTGTAGATATAGATAGTGAAGCAGAGTATAAAAAAGTACAAAGAAAACTAGAAGAAAAATATGGAAACAGAAATTTATATACTGTAGCTACTCCTACTGGGGCTTACTTTACAACTAACCCTCAAAAAGCAGAATCTCTTGCAAACATGATGGACGCTGATCCTTTTAACACAGATATGAGAGAAAACTGGTTAGCGTCAGAAGGTTTAATATATTCTAGAGGTAGAAAACCAGGGGATGATGCAGTGGTAGGACTTTTAGACAAAGAAACTGGAGAACTAGTGCATTACCAATCAGCAGAATCTATCACTCCAGAGGAAAATGGTAAAACAGGAGTTGAAAATGCTGAAGCTGTAATGGAGTTTATTAAAGGAAAGTTAGATCCTCAAAGGTATGAAGTCATTACACAAAATTTAGCCGAACATTTAGAATACAGAAAAAAAGGTTTAAACATAAGAGAAACTACAGGATTTGATAGAGAAACCGAAGGCCCCCAAATGTTTGCTTTTCAACAAAGAGATGAAAACCAAAAAACAGCGGAAGATGAGGATTTAAGTGATGTTGAAATGGAAGGGGGGACAGAAAGGGCTGCCTCTGAAGGAATTGACCCAATAGAAAGAGCATTAACTGCATTAGAAATATTAGAAGGTAGAATTCTTGGAGAAGGAAAATTAGGTCAGACTAAAGACGAACAGTTGCAAGAACAAGGCCTTGATCAGTATTTAAAAGAAATAGGTTTAAATATTACTTACAGAGAACTAATAGAATTTACGAGAGCAAACAACAAAATAGCTAATGCTGCACGACAAGCTAACATAAATGAAGCAAAAGGTAAAAAAATACAACTTCAAGACTTAGATAAAATTTTTAAACCTACTGGTAAAGAAATACAAAAAATAAGAAGTGAAGTTTTAACAAAAGAAGAAAATGCAAGTTACACTAAAATTCTATCAAAATTAATAGAAAAACCTCAAAACCAAGTATTAAACTCGGCGCAAACACAAATGTTAGAAAACATGAAGGCAGACTCTGTAGGAACTTCTGCCGAAGTGCTTACCAATATTGCAGAAATTATAGAAAGTGCAGCCCCCGTTAGTGCTAGAGATTCTATAGAAGATAGTTTAGCTGGGCAAACTCAAGACCCAAAGAAATTTAAAATGGTTCCAAAAGCTGAAATTTTAAGAACTTCAGTCATAGATAAACCAAGAAAAGACCAGTTTGAGAATAAAGAACAATTTGACGCTGCTTTAGAAGAATATAAAGCAAGAAGTGCAGAAACTAGAGCAAAGGTAAGACCAGGAGAAACAGCAGTACAAGACGAACCTGTTTTAAAAGGACAAACAGGCACAATTCAAAACCCTTATTTAGACACAGAGATATTTAAACCAAAACCAAAACCTTTATCTCCAGCACAAAGAAAAAATAAAAAACTGGTGAAAAAATATAATGAAGAATTAAAAGCACACGAGGAAAGTATAGGTTGGAGAATAAGAGAAAAAGATAAAAAAGCAGAACAGAAAGATTTAGACGCAGCTAAGGCTGTTATAAATGAAAACTTTTTAGCTACTTTTAATAAATCAAGTAAATTCTATTCTAAAGGCTTAATAGAAAATTTTCTTGCTAGGCAAAAAACCTTGCAGGACAATACACAGGGGACAGGTTTTATAGGAATAGTAGACACCGCTAATATACCTGATTTAAAAAAAGCTGCTGAACTAGGAATTACTTTAGAACAATACAGAGAGGTACAAGAAAAACCTAAAACACCTATAAAACCTAATAGAAAGTATGTATTAGTTGAGTTCGGCCCCGAACAAGAGCAAGCTTTGCAGTTTTTAGGGACTAGTCCTAGTAGATTTAGAGATATAGGTAATGATGTAAGGGTTTTAGTGCAACAAGCAAAAAACAGATACAAAAATAAACCGCTCCTTGTTAAAGTAGAAAAGAAAGATAGATTTAAAGTTAGAATGCCAGACGTACCATCTAAAAGGCCAGGTGGTGTGGTAGATATTTCAGTTATATTAGAAGGGTTTACTACCATTGCAAAAGAAAAAGGTATTAGAGATTTTAATGAGTTAGAAGACGGAGAAGCTCAAAGAGTATCTGCTCTTCTTGATTTTATAAAGTACGCAACAGAAAATAATATATTAGTCCAATACTTTCCGGTCTTATCAGAACAAGAGCTAGCAGATCCTGACACGCTTACAGAAAGAAGTGCAGTAGATATTGACAAGAACCAAGGTGGTTTGATTTTAGCCGGTTCACGAGACCCTAGAAAAAACTTTAATACTTATCTTTTACCAGATAAGACTGTAGTTGTAGGACAACGTGATTTAGGTAAAGCGATAACAGAAATAATGGACGACCCAAACTCTGGTGTTTTAAGAACTAACATAGAAAATTTTTCTAAAGCCCAACTTAATAAAGCTTTTGGAACATCTGGCTCTGCTAATGCTTTAATAGATAACAGAAATAAATTTATTGGTCTTGAGACCCCGTTAGGTAAATTAGTACCAGATGTACGTAGAAAAGATTTTTCAGTTAAGGGCGAAGATTTTTTTGAAAATACTCTTAAACCTTTTTTAGAAAAAAATGGTTTTGAAGAGGGTCTTCCAGAAAGTTTTGCTGAAATGAAATACTCAGAATTAGAAGAGTTTATAGACATATTAGAAAGTTTTGTAGATTTTAAATTTGCACCAAGAAGACTGCAAGAAACACAACTTTTAAGTTCTCCCCGTAGCGATCTTAGGTTTAAAAGAGATCAAGAACAAGGAATTAGTGAAGCAGAGGACAAAAGAGCAAAAGTTTTTAGTAGGTTTTTAAGGTCAACAAACTCGCAAGCCCATTCTATATTACGAGCAGCTATATCTATTAGAAATGCTATAGATAAACAGGCGGTAAGAGAACGAGTAAAACAAAACGATGTTAATAGTGTTTTATATAGCAGAGAAATAGGGTTTTTTGGTGATAGATTAGCTGTTAAAGAAGAAGCTAGGCAAATGGATAAGGGAGATTTTAGATCTGATACTGGCGAATTTGTATCTAGTTTAGAGGTAGGGGATCCAGAGCTTGTCTCAAGAAGAGCAAGTGAAGACCCAGTACTTAGAGATGAAGGTAGAACTTTTGCTGAGGAGGCAAATCCTTTTTTACAAGAACAAGACAAAATACTTGGGGATAGGAATAGACCTAAAGTTAGATACCCAGATAAAAAGAAAGATGGAAAACCTAGTAAAGATGAATATATTAAATATGGAAGACAAACACTTAACAATATTTATGAATTAGTAGCTTTAATGGATCCAGGGAACTTAATAAGAAATGTTCCCACAAGAGCAAAAAGAGCTTTTAGAAAACAAATTACAAATAACATAATAGCTGCTGCTAGAAAATTAGGGTTATCTACTAATCTTGTAATTTTAGATGCAGAACCAGAATTATCTGGGCCTATTAATTTTGAGAAGTTAAATATAGATGAAACGACTTTTAACGATATGAGAAGAAAGTTATTAATTGACCCATTTAAAGACGCAATTACAATTAAATATTCTAGTAAAGATGTAATATTAATCAAAGGTAGTACAAAGTTAACTGATGGGCAATATTTTGATGCCTTATTAAAAGAACTTGGTAATTCTTTTATATTCCAAGAGTTAGATTTTTCTTTAAAAGTAGGAGCTACAAGAAAAGCACTATTAAAAGAATATAACAAAGTACGAAAAGACAAAAATTCTCCAGACATTTACACTGATGATGAACGTGGCTTTAACAATTGGATGGCAGATCAATTTTCTATAGCATTGAAAAAAGAATTAAAAGTACCAATAGGCGACACAAACACTACACTAAAAAATTATGAAAGTATGAATGGTGCTACAAAAGGATGGTTTAAAAGATTAATTAAAAACTTAATAGCTTTATACAACACTATAACCCCTCAACAAAGATTTAGGTATCAATCTAATGAAACTGCACAATCTTATATAGAACAAGTCGTAACCGATATAAGAGATGGTAACAAAGTCCATAACAGGATACCTTGGCAAGTGAAAGCTAAAATAGAAAACAATATAGAGTCTGTTCTTGGGCCTCAAACGTTTACGGACAAACAATTAACTAAAGCTTTACAACAGGTACGAAAAATATTTTCTGGTAAAAACATGCCAAAATGGTTACGTCAAATATTGTTGACTGCAGATACTAGACTTAGACACTTTAGTGAGCAATTAGCAGACTTCTTCCAACTAGACCCAAGAACAAAAAGTGCTAGTGGTACAGCAGGTTTGTTTACTTTAAAAAATGCTAGAGCTCAAAGATATTTAACAGACATAGCAAGAATACTTGGAGTAAAAGACGGGTTTTTCTACTCTAGGTTTACTGAAGAACAAAGAACTATTTTAAATGAAGCGGCTAGAGAAAAAACACCTACAGCACAGTTAAGCCCTAAAGCAAAACAAGTAAGACTGTATTTAGAAAAACTATATAACGAGCTTAATTTAAAACAATATGGCGTAGATAAAAGGAAAAACTTCTTTCCCCGTGTCATAGCTATTCATGAAATTGCGGGGGATGCACAAAAACAAGCTGCTTTAAGAGCGTTGTTAATTGAATATAACCCTAATGAACCAATATCAGAAATTGATAACGCTATTGCAGAACTAGTGCGTAAAGGTAATGGAGATATAGAATTTACTGCGCAAGATGAAATAGAAGTTGGGGTGATGCAAAAAAGGAAAAAACTATTTAAACAAATACCTAACGATGAGTTTATGGACCGTAATCTTATGGACGAGCCTGAAGTGTCCATAAAAAAATATATGGATAAATTAGCTCTTAAGATTGAGTTTGAAAGAAAAGGTGGCACACAAGAACTAAACAAATTACTTAGTACTTTAACAGAAGCTGAACAAGAAGAAGCAAGAAAAATAATAGACTCCATGTTTGGTAAAATCCCTCCTATAACAAACGGATTTTTAAAAGCTGCTAATAACGTTGGGTTGGTTTTAAATATAGTTACTTTACTGGGTATGACTGTAATCGCTTCTCTACAAGATACAGCTGGGCCTATTCTTAGGTCTAGAGGCACTAATAAAGTTACTGATATAGCTGATGTTGTAAAAGATATGATAAAAAACCCTACAGAAGCGGCTGATATAGCGAGAGATATAGGCGCAATAGGAACAGATGCAATGTCTAGTTTCTTTATTTTTGCAGGAGAAACAGACTTTATAAATAATACTTCAAAAAATATTGCAGATTGGTGGTTTAGAGTAACTGGTTTAGAAGCTTATACTAGATTTACTAGGGTGTTTGCTACTGGTATGGCACAAAAATTTTTAAGTAACCATGCACAAAAAGCAAAAACTGGAGATCAAACTTCTATAGGGTATTTGCGAGAACTAAATGTAACTGCAGATGAAATTTTAGCTTGGGAAAAAGGTAAAGCTACAGAAGCACAATTACAAAGTGTTAATGAAGCCTTAATACAATTTGTAGATGAATCTATTGTTAGACCGAATCCTGCACAAAGACCTACCTATGCAAACGATCCTAGATGGGCTTTAGTATGGCAACTTAAATCTTTCTTTTATGCATATGGTAAAACAATAGTGTTCCCAACTTTAAAAGAAACACATCGTAACTTTGTAGAAGGAAAAAATGCAGGAGCAGCTATTATGCCTATGGTAATAATGGCAGGTATGTTAATACCTATAACTATGTTAGGTTGGGAAATAAGAGAACGTTTTAAAGTTAGTTTAGCTTGGGCACTACCCGGTATATCACCGGATGACCCAGGAGTAGATTATTATAGAACCGATAGTATGACACCAGGGCAATATTGGACAGAAGTTTTAGACAGAAGTGGTATGTTAGGCCCAGCATCCTTAGCTATGCCTATATTTTTAGAGAGCCATAGATATGGAAAACCTTTTTGGGTACCACCTTTAGGACCTACAGCAGAAAGACTTTATGATGGTGTTACTTGGGATTGGCGTGCTGCTGACTTTATGCCAATATATAGTCAACTCGACACTAGAGCATTAGGAAGGTAAAATTAATTATGGCATATTCAGACACAATAAAATTAGTAGTAGGAGATACACTCCCTGAACTTACTTTTAACTTGAAAGACAGCAATACTGCTGCCTCTGGAAAAACATTAGATCCAGAAGATAGCACGACTTGGGCTGCAGTAAACTTAACTGGTGGTGCTGTAAAGTTAAGAATAAGAGAAGTAGGAAAAACAACTGTGTTATCTACTATTACAGCTACACTTTCTGCTCCTAGTGCAGGCACTTGTATTTTAATATTTCCATCAGGAACATGGACAACTGCAGGTACTTTTGAAGGAGAAATTGAATTTACAAAGTCAGACGGAAACATACAAACAGTACAAGATCTAATAAAATTTAAAGTACGTGACGACTTTGATTAATGGCATTCAAGTTTACAGTAGACTACCAGCAAATAAAGCTGGTAATACAGACAGATTCTACAGAAGCTGTAAACTTATTTGAGCACCTAAAAACTACAGTACAATTTATCGACATGCAACAAATCGTTGCATTTCAACAACTTACTGCTGCAGACGTCTTTATAGATGCAGACACCAAAAACCTTTACTTTAGCACCCAATACAACTCACCTAACGCAGAATCTTTTGGTTTTACTGATTCGGACGTATTCGACTTTGGCAAAGCTGCAAGCGACACGCCAATAGTCAGTGAAGAATTAGCTAAAGCGTTAGACAAAGCACTTGCAGATACTGCCTCGGTAACTGAAGAACTTAATAGAACAGTACAATATTTTAGAGATCTTGCCGATAGTTACGGTTTTAGTGATTCTGAAGTTCTGTCTGTAGGGCTAAGTAAAGCTGATACCACGACTATATCTGAGTCTGATGCAAAAGATGTGGGTAAAGCTGTTGACGACGCAAGCGCTACAGATCAAACATTTACGGTAACTGTAGTCAGTACCGGAAGTGGTAATAAGTATGTTATAGATGGCACACAACAAGCTACTGTAAATCTTAAAGTAGGTGCTACTTACACGTTTGACCAATCTGATTCTAGTAATAATAATCACCCACTCCGGTTGTCTACTACCTCTAATGGTACACATAGCGGGGGCTCTGCTTATACAACTAATGTTACCACAAACGGCACTCCAGGATCTTCGGGTGCGTACACACGCATACAAGTAACTGGGTCTACACCTAGTACGTTATATTACTATTGCACGAATCACTCTGGCATGGGTGGGCAAGCTAATATAGGAGCTGCTGGGGATATGTTGATGTTAGATGTACCAGCAAAAAGCTTTGAAAGACCGCTTTCTGACACTCCTACTATAGCAGAAAGCCTAGCTAGGGCTGTTGCTTATCAAAGAACTTTTACAGATGCTTATGCTTTAGATGATTTAGCTAGTGCAGAAGATAATTTAGCTACTGAATCAGGTTTAAATAAAAGTAACGTGTTTAGTGTAACAGATGTTCCCGTGTTTTCTATAACCAAGCCTGCCATAACAGACACGATTTCTATATCAGAAAGCCTTTCTTTTAATTTTGTAGGCGAAAATTCGGCTTTTGCAGATACTTTTAGCCTTTCAGACTCACCAAGTTTAGCAATAGGGCCTGTAGATCCCTTTGCTGATACACCCAGCCTCTCAGAAAGTTTGGGTTTATCTTTTGACACATCTTTTACAGATAGTGCTACAATAACTGAGTCAGTTCAAATTCTGTTTGTTTCCGGTGGCGGAAGCGTGCTGAATACAGCTGGCTTAAATACTAGTGTTTTAAATTAAAATGGAGCTAATATGATTAATGACGACTTAAAACTAAAGGGTAAATTACAGATAGCCTTAAATGGTGAGACTGTACAAGAAGTCGATAACTTAGTTGTTACAGCTGGAAAAGGGTATGTTGCTTCCCGTATGAAAGACGCTTCTGCAACTGCTATGTCACACATGGCGATTGGTAGTGGGTCAACTGCGGCAGCAGCTTCACAAACTGCATTAGGCACTCAGCTTGGTAGGGTATCTCTAACAAGTACTAGTGTATCTGGTGCTGTTGTAACTTATGTAGCAACTTTTGCTGCTGGTACTGGTACAGGTGCTGTTACAGAAGCGGGGTTATTTAACGCTTCTTCTAGTGGTACTATGCTTTGTAGAACCGTATTTTCTGTTGTTAACAAAGGAGCTAATGACTCAATGACAATTACCTGGACAGTAACAGTTAGCTAACATAGATAGGAGACGTTACTTATGGGAATTGTTTTTAAGAACAATGCCAAAACAACGCTTGGGTCTAGTCTAACAAATAGTGCGACAAGCGCTACAGTAACAGACGGTAGTGTATTTCCAAGCTTAGCTGCAGGAGAGTTCTTCTTCTGTACGTTTGACGACGGTACAAATAATGAGATAGTAAAGGTTACTGCAAGATCAAGTAACACTTTGACCATTGTTCGTGCTCAAGAAAGCACTACGGCTAGGGCTTTCAGCTCGGGTGACGCAGCTGAACTCAGGCTTACTGCGGGAGTTCTTGAAACAATCCAAGAAAACATTGCCGCTAAATCTGCAAATCAAACAGTTTTTAATGCAACCACTTCTGGTGGTGCAACAAGTTATGATATAGGTATAGACCCTGGTGTAGAGGCTAATGCTATGGTGTTCCTTGATGGTGTTATGCAACACCACGATACTTTCAGCTTTAGTAGTAACACACTAACCTTTGATGCAGCTCCTGTAAACGGCACAAAACTAGAGGTCATAGTAGATAATCTTATTAATTTACAGTCTTCTAATTTAACTGTAGATTCTTTTACCGCAGCAGATGTAAGTGGTAGCCCACAAACAGACTTTACTTTATCTGATACCCCAGCAGCTGAAACAAACTTAATAGTTTTTGTAGATGGGGTCTTTCAAGACCAAGACGCTTACACTATCTCTAACAACACTTTGACTATAACTACAGGCGTTATAGCTGGTAGGGGCGTAACAGTTTATGTAATAAACCCAGTAAACATAGGTACACCAAGCGATAGCACTGTAACTAGTGCAAAACTTTCGGGCAACATTACTATGCCTGGCACCTTGACCGTAGGATCTCACGACGTTGCGTTTGACTCACCCACTTTTGTTGTAGATAACTCTAACTCTCGTGTAGGCCTAGGAACTGCCTCACCATCCGTGCCCGTAGATATAGTCGGTGATGTAAAGATGTCAGCCAACTTAACAGTTGATACAAGCACTTTAGTTGTAGACTCTAGTAATAATCGTGTTGGTATAGGAACAGCTAGTCCAGATGAACTTTTGGTTGTTGATGGTGCTGCAAAAATAAGAGGCACTAATAAATTGAGTTTTACAAATACTTCTGACCAAGTATATATTCATGCACCTGCTAGTAATACATTAGCATTTGGTGCAGGTAGTGCTGAAAGAATGCGTATTACTAGTGATGGTAATTTAGGTTTAGGCGATAGTTCACCTGCAAACTTTAGTGGATATGTTGTAGCTTCTTTAGCAGATTCAACTGGTGGAATAATAGACTTTAAAACTACAGGAAGTGAGGGTGTTTTCGCAAGAATACAAGGTGTTGTTAATAATCAATTAGCTATTACTAACAAGCAAGCGTATCCAATAACATTTGGTACAAACGATACAGAAAGAATGCGTATTGATAGTTCAGGAAATGTGTTGATTGGTAATACATCATTTAATGCAGGAGCTTTCGGTGGTAATGCACACGGAATAAATGTAGCTGGACTTCAACCAATGGCTTTATTTCACGAAACTGATACTGATAAAGACGGATATATAGGTGTAGCATCTTCAATGATGTTTATACAAACTGCTGATGCTATACCAATAAGATTTGGTACAAGTGATACAGAAAGAATGCGTCTTACCAGTGATGGGAAATTAGGAATTGGGGAAACCAGTCCTGATTCTATTTTACATATAAAAAACAGTGCTACAAATGGTGTAGCAGGTATATCAATGGAGAATGATGCTAGAAGATATGCTATAAATGTTCATGGTGGTTTATCAGATGGATTAGCTATATTTAATGCAGGTGCTGGAGAAACTCAATTTTTTATTGCCTCAGATGGAAAAATTGGAATTGGAGCTGATAATACTAGCCCTGATTCTATACTAAGTATAAAAGAAGTTTCTGCTAGCCCGATTGTAACAGTTCATAAAAATTCTACTGGTGTTTCTGATGCTTTGAGAGTGCGACATGGTAGAGGTCTAAGTGGATTTAATGGAACAG